CATCGCCTCGTTCATTTCAACAGCGAACCACGGTTCCTGAAACCTTAACAGCCAAGGATATTTTATGATTGATTGCGAGTTCATTTCTTGCATGGGCGATGACGATTTAGTTGTCGATGCCGCCCGTGTATCTTTCAACAAACAAGCTGGAAACTACAGCGACAGCCGCAACGACAGCTTGATAAACTTTCTTGCAAGGGAAAAGCATTACGCCCCCTTCTCTCACCCACACGCCACGTTCCGCTGCAAGGCTCCAATCTTTGTCGCCAGACAATTGGCAAAGCATCAAGTCGGTGGAACGTGGAATGAGGTGAGCCGTAGGTACGTGAAGGATACGCCAGTGATTTGGCGTCCTAATCACCTACGCTCCGCTGGACCTGACATCAAACAAGGTTCTCTTCCAGAGGCACATAGACGAAGCGACGAGTTTATCGAAGATTACACTGAGATTTGTATTGATGCTATCGCGCTATACCAAAAGATGGTGAACGCTGGTGTCTGTGCAGAACAAGCACGAGCGGTCCTGCCTCAGAGCGCGGTGACTGAGTGGGTGTGGACAGGTTCACTCCTGTTCTGGTCACGGGTCTACAACCTGCGTTCAGCCCCAGAAACACAGCGTGAAACGCAAATGTTTGCAGACTTACTAGCCGAACATATGGCTGCACTTTTTCCATCATCTTGGGAGGCTTTAACCAATGGATGACTTTGACATGGACATCGCAAAAACTGTCGCGATGGGTGAAACAATTTCAAACCTCGCCCATGCATCTAAGAACCTGCCAGATGAAGACATGCAGCAACTGGTCAAAGTAGCTGCGCACATCTGTCTTCAGATGATGAGACCCCCTGCGAAGGCGACTAACATCGTCGGCTTAGATGGGGGTAAGATGCAATGACCACGTTTCTAATCGATGCAGACATTGTAGCCTTCAAGGCTGCTACCGCTGCAGAAACCCCCGTCGAATGGGAAGACGGGCTGTGGACGCTGCATGGTTATGCATCAGACGCTCAGTTCTATTGCGAAAACTATTTCGCTGACCTGCGTAATAAACTAGGCGACGGCGAACTGCGCCTCTATCTGTCCGACACAGGTAACTGGCGCAAATCCATTTTGCCAACTTACAAGGCAAACCGTACAGGCTCACGCAAGCCTATGCTGCTGCCTGTCATTCGTGAATGGATGCGTGAAAAGTACAATGCCAAAAGCCTATCTGGCCTTGAGGCTGACGACATGCTTGGCATCAAAGCCACAAAGGATGACGGCTGCATTATCGTCAGCGAGGACAAAGACCTCAAAACAATTCCAGCGACTGTGTTTAATCCTGCAAAGGACGCAGAGCCGAAGGTCATTTCGACCTATGAGGCTGACTACCATCATATGATGCAAACCCTAACGGGTGACGCCACAGATGGGTACACAGGCTGTCCAACGGTCGGACCAAAAACAGCACAAAAAATTTTGGCCGATGCTGAAAACATCGATGAGATGTGGGCCGCTGTCACAGCCGCATACGCCAAACAAAAACTATCAGCCGAGGTTGCAACAGTTCAGGCGCAAGTCGCCCGTATCTGCCGTGCCTCTGACTTCAACTTCCAAACCAAAAGAGTAATTCCGTGGACGCCACCAAAATTATAAACAACCCCGACCACTACTCCTGTTATGTGGTTGAACCTGCCGAATACATCATGGTCAACGACATGGAATTTTGGCGTGGCTCAATCATTAAATACGCAAGCCGTGCAGGTAAGAAACAATATCCGAACCTAGACGCAAAAGAGAGCGAACGCTTGGACCTCCTTAAGGCCATGCGGTTCTGCGAAATGCGGCTGAACGTTTTAAATGATGAGGGCATTCTATGACGTATGGCCCTACTCTCCCAATTAGCGAAGAAATAGACCGCACCAAATACCGACAAGAAGGCGAAGACTTCTACAACAAGGTAGTGCGGATTGCGAACACGCTCAAAGACAATCACCTGCACTTCGAGGAACTGAAGTCAGCCTTGCTTAACCAACGGTTCATTCCCGCTGGTCGTGTTCAAAATGCTATCGGTGCTGCACGTCAGACTACAGCGTATAACTGCTTTGTGTCTGGCACCATTAAGGACAGCATGAAAAGTATTATGGAACGTGCTACCGAAGCGTCTGAAACAATGCGTCGTGGTGGTGGCATCGGTTATGACTTCTCTCACATTCGCCCACGTGGTGACCGCATCAAATCACTAGACAGCAAGTCATCTGGCCCCGACAGTTTCATGCGTATCTACGATGCAATCTGTCAGACCATCGCCAGTTCTGGTCACCGTCGTGGTGCACAGATGGGTGTGCTGCGGATTGACCATCCAGACATTGAACAGTTCATCACAGCGAAGAACGACAGCACGTCGCTGACGGGTTTTAATATTTCCGTTGGCGTCACTGATAAGTTCATGCGTTGCCTTGAAAACGAAGAGCCATTCCCATTGGTCTTCGAAGGTGAGACATACAAATACGTCGACCCTGTTGCGCTTTGGGACATGATTATGAGGTCGACTTGGGACTACGCAGAGCCGGGAATCTTGTTCATCGATACTATCAATGATTACAATAACTTAAGCTATTGTGAGCGTATCGCTGCAACGAACCCATGTGGTGAACAACCACTGCCACCCTATGGTGCCTGTCTGCTTGGGTCATTCAACTTAGTGAAATACCTTAAGCCTAAAGGCACGATGTGGGAGTTTGACTTTGAACTCTTCAAACATGACATCCCAACAGTTGTGGCTGCGATGGACAACGTTGTCGACAGAACAATCTATCCGTTGGAACAGCAGCGCATCGAAGCTGAAAGCAAACGACGTATGGGCCTTGGCATCACAGGCTTGGCAAATGCGGCTGAAATGTGTGGTCACCCCTATGCTTCTGATAGTTTCTTGGCATTTGCTGAGAACATTCTGATGACGCTGCGTGACTGCACCTACGCCGCAAGCGCAGACTTGGCATTGGAAAAAGGCAGCTTCCCGCTGTTTGATAAAGACAAGTACATGCAATCGAAGTTCATTCAGTCATTACCTGATTGGGTACGTCTGAAGATTGAAACACAAGGTATTCGCAACTCGCACCTGACATCCATAGCCCCTACTGGCACCATCAGCCTTGTTGCTGACAACGTCAGTTCAGGCATTGAGCCGCCATTCATGCTGTACTACGACCGTTCAATCGAACAGTTCGATGGTATACATGTGGAACGGGTTGAAGACTATGCGTATCGAATGGGTGTGTCTGGGCGTACTGCTAATGAGATTACTGGTCAGGAACACTTAGAGGTTCTGGCACTAGCAGCAAATTACGTTGATAGCGCAGTCTCAAAAACCTGTAACATTGGTGATGATGTTCCGTATGAAGACTTCAAAACGCTTTATTACGATGCTTGGAAATACGGATGCAAAGGCATCACAACATTCCGTGCCGCAGGTAAGCGTTACGGTATCCTGAACAAACCCAAAGAAGAAGAACCAGCAGCCGAGGCTTGTTACTTTGACCCTGAGACAGGTCAAAAGTCTTGCGAATAAACATTATGCCCCGCCAAGTGCGGGGTATTTTGGTTGCACTATGGAGGATTACAAAATGTTTCCTTTAATTCCAAAGGACTTATTAGACGAACTTAATGATAGGTTTCCACACAGGTCACCTACAATTGACGAAGATATTCATGCACTTAAGTGGCGTGGGGGTCAGCGGTCAGTCATTGAGTTTCTTAACCGCATATATGAGGAACAAGAGAGTTCCCGATTAGGAGAATGATAGATGTGCTTCTTTTCACAACCATCTAGCACACCTGCACCAGTTACGCCCCCACCTCCCGCTGCTGCACCACCAGCCGCTCAGAACCCAGTTCTTGCTAACTCTTATGACCCATCATCACCTGAAGGTGGCGTTGCGGCTGAGAAAGGGTCAGCAATGGCCAAGGCTAAAGGGACTTCACAGTTGAAGGTCGACCTAGACCCGACACTGGCGGGGATGGATAACCAGACTGGTCTGCAGATTAACACATAAAGAAATGGATAATTTTCTATGAGCATGGGTACTGCAGAAGCACGTTACCGCTCACTCGAAACCCTTAGACAATCTTACTTAGACAGAGCAAGAGACTGTTCAGAACTAACAATTCCCTCATTAATTCCACCAGATAACCATACAGAAACCTCTGATATGTATCAGCCGTTTCAAGGTATCGGTGCGAGGGGTGTGAACAATCTAGCATCGAAGCTATCGCTTGCTCTGATGCCCCCCAATTCACCGTTCTTCAGGTTTATGGTTGAGCCATACACATTGAAAGAAATGGCGGCTGACGAAGCTGCACGTACAGAAATTGAGCAACAGCTTGGTGAGTACGAACGGGCAGTCATGTCAGAGATTGAAACGTCAGGTGACCGAGTAGCCGTACATGAGGCTCTTAAACACTTAATTATTGGTGGCAACGTCCTACTACACATCGGACCTGATAGGACACGTGTCATTCACATGGATAGCTATGTGGTGAACCGTGCGCCTAACGGGGATGTACTTGAGATTGTCATCGTAGAGAACGTCAGTCCGAACGCTTTAGACAAAGCGACCGCTGCTAAAATACAAGGAAAGTTGGAAGGCGATGAAAAAACAATCGAAGTCTACACGCACATCGAGCGGAAAAACGAAGTCTTCAATGTATACCAAGAAACCAAAGGCGAAGTAGTTGCTGGGTCTAGAGGTAAGTATCGTGCTGATGCTGTCCCCTTCCTTCCACTACGATTCAGTCGAATTGATGGTGAAGATTATGGACGTGGCTTTGTCGAAGAACTTCTAGGTGACCTACGCTCACTTGAAGGTCTGTCGCAAGCAATCGTCGAAGGGTCAGCCGCTGCAGCTAAGACGCTATTCCTTGTGAACCCAAATGGCACCACAAGAATGCGTAGCATTGCACAGGCTGAAAACACTGCAATCATTGAAGGAA